TTAAAATAATTCAGTTGCATGAAGATAAAATTATATCAGGTTACTAGTCATTTGCATAATTAAAATATTAGTATTATGTTTGCCCCGAACAAAATAAACTTATAACTAATATGAAAAAGTACATCTATTTACTTGCAATTATTTCAGTCATTGCTGCATGCAAAAAACCAAAAGACCCAGAACCAGTTAAAGAAGACCCACAAGTAGAACCTGAAAAACCTGCAGTTCAGTTGAAGCAACTGATTGCTAGGGATATACAAAATGGTGATTTATTAGATATGTTTATATTATTTGGATATAACTCCGACGGTTTTGTAGAAACTGTTTATATAGAAGAAAAAAACAAAACAGGTAAATTAAAATACAAAACATTTAATTCAATTACTTACGAAAGTAAAACTAAATTATCTGGATCTAATTGCACTAAAATTATATATGATGTTGATGCTTCTAAAAATGATACTGTTTGGATTACTAAATTTATTGTTTATAACAATGATGTAGTTACTATAAAAAAAGTAACGAAAACTACTCATCATGTAATGGATGGACCTACAATTACTTATGAAGATAAAGAAAAAGATTTCTTATACATCGAGTTAAATAATAAAAATAGAATGACAAAGTTGTGGGTTAATGGTGGGAGTTATCAAGGATTTGAATACGATGAATTAGGAAATTACTTTAAAACTAGTATTTTATCTGGTAAAAACCCAGTTTATTATTTATCTCATAAATATGATAACAATAAAAATCCTCTTAAAGAAGTTATCCCATTTGGTTTTTTTGACAGAGTAGTAGAAACTAGCTTAAATCCTACTATATTTTTATCATACAATAACCCAACTAATATAAATATGTCAGATACCAACCCAAATGGGTTTCAGTATGTATATGATTATAATACTGAAGGGTATCCAATAAAAAGATATGCTGGATCGGGAAATACAGATCTTGTAACATTAGAATATATTTACTAAATTCAAACAGAAGGGGCTTTATGCCCCTTTTTTTTCTTCTACATTAGCAAATGGAGAAACCCATCCATCAATTACAATATCAATTTGTTTAGATTCTATTTTATTATCTGATTTAATCCACATCTTCATTTTAGAAATATCCCTTCCTGTACGTTTATAATCTTTAACAGTTAATTTATAGTCATTACCTGTATTATTAATTTCAAAAGGAAATTCAGAATCTAAATGACTAAGTATTTTCATTTTAGCAATAGGATCTGTAGTAGTAAATTCAATTACAATATCAGTGCCTTCTACTTCTGATTTAGTTATTTCAGGTGATTCAGTAACTGGATCTTTTAATACATCTTTTGTTTTAGTGTAATTTGATTTAATAGTGCTGTATAATAAATCACCAAACTTTTTATCAAAAGTCTCTTTTTCAATTTTTACAACTGACTGATTATATGCAATTGGTTTCATATCATTATACCGTGCATTTGCTGATTGGTATAATTCTGATATAATAATAATCTCTCCTTCTTTTTCAGATCTGATATTTACATATCGTTCATAGGCATCTTTTAATTCAATGCCAGTATCCATTTTAATTGTGTCGTTAATTATAATTCCCATATATATTTTTTTAAGCTATTCGTTTAATAAAAATTAAATCGTGATAAGTAGGTACAAAATTAATTGCTGTACCTGATCCAGTATTTCCAGTGGCAGCCCCATGATCATGCGCTCCATTTGCTACTGTAAAAGCCCCATGATCATGCGCTCCATTACGAGCTATATAAACACTCGGATCTAAAGGTAATGAACTTAAATCATTAGTTGCATACACATACCCTTCATCTCCTCCAACAGAAGCTGATTCTATAGCTATTGTCCAAGTTAATGGGACCCCCATTGATACATTTGATGATCTAATTCTATGACCATGATCACCATCATTTAATATCCCATGTTGATGGTCAGCAGCAGCAGTAATACTATGACTATGAGAAGGTAAATTACCAGTAGCAATTGTAAAAGATCCTGATCCTCCAGTTCCTCCAGCTGTAGTATTGGCACGAACAAACTTTCCTGTTAAATTAGGAGTACCAAAACTACCATCACATAAAGCAAATCCTAGTGGAATATATCCGTTGTTATCCCACATGATAATTCCTCCTACTGGAACACCTCTTACATACTGGCCTAATTTAAAATCATTCCCAGCACCTGTCATAGAAGTTAAAATAGCTACGTTAATACCATCAAGCCCCATTGCTGGTGATCCTGCCTGCCATTTAGCTCTTTTAGTAACTTTTATAGGATTATTATTACCATCAAAAAATACTCTACTCTCTACTAAATCAGTATCTACAACGATATAGCCAGTAAGAGTAGCTATATTAGTGGAAGGGAAAAATCTAAGATCATCATCTAAATAAATGTACCCTGGTTGAATAGTGTATGGACCAGCACCTGTTATACTCATCCCATCAACAATGATACCATTATTGTTTAATGAAATATATTCTAAATAGGATATTCCATACCTAGCTTGGGTATCTTGTATATCAACAAAATCATCTAAATAGAGAGGTGCTCCTCCATCAGATATTGTCCCTACTGGTGATTTAAATTTTATCATACTATATCGTAAATAACTGTGTAATTAACTCCTGCAACTTTATATTTATCTATTTCTGCTCTGACTTGTTTATCTTGACCTGCTAATGTTACTGGACAATGAACTATAAAATCAAAATCAATCGCGTATTCAGTACCTTTGTATATATAAAAAGGCTTTCCTTCACTTTTCTTATAAAAATAGTTCGGCTTACTTTCACTCTTCTTGTAGAAATACTGATAAATAAGAATCGTAAGGAAATTAACTATGTATATTCTTTTTAGTGTAGCATCAAACTTTTTGTTTAGTATGTATTCTAAAACAATTGTTATCGAACTATACTTAGCACGCTCTACCACATCAGGACGATACACGTTAAATATCTGATCCTTAAGTGTTTGTAGTGGTTCTAGCAAATCACGAATCCAAGAAATACGCTTTATCTTCCTCTTTCGAACAGGAAGAAGTCTACGTATTTGCTTTAGAAATGTTAAATCGTAAATGCTCATCTAAACTGCTAAAATCATAGTTAAATTATTCCCATCTTCTAATCTATAAGTAGCTGTATTCTCTCTAATAACATACCCAGCCGCTGTTTCATAATCTTTTTTAACTTCTGTATAATTAGGGAAAACAAGTTTTATAGTACCCGGAGCTGTTATTGCTGTAGTGTCTGGCCTTGCAATAACTTGACGTAATACCACGTCTTTTACACCAGCTACCTTTTGCATGGCATCTTCAATACCTGAATTGCTTAATACCCCATCAAAAGAAAGAGTAGCTAAGTAATTTTCCACTGCAAGGATTACATTTGTTTTAACAAGTGAATCCACATACTCCCCATCATAATAAATATCCGCTTGGATATACAATTTATCAGATACCAGACTAATTACATTTATCTTTGTTCCTGCAAACTGAATTTTAGCCACATATCCTTTTAGAGAATTAAGCTCTGTCATAGTAAGTGGTACTAAATTCCCCATGCTATCCTGCTTAGCTACTTTTACTATTACTAATCGATCAATCTGTTGTTTAACAGAAGCTCTTTTTACAATTCTAAGCTCTGGAAGTACTGGATTATAGGTAGGATATCCATCTATTAAAACTACCACCTGTGGAGTTGTTACACTATATTGAAATAATAAAACTTGTCTTTGAAGCCAAGCAGCAGTACCAGGCACAGCACGTAATGCTATTAATTCTAACTCTCCTTTTAATATATCCCAGAGCTGCTCATGAAGATAAATACAAACAGCAACGATATAACGCCACAGTTTCCATTCAGCAACCTTTGAAGGAGTGTCTACATCAATATAAGGAGCTACTTCAGGATCTGTTTTTATCCTATTCGTTATATCATCTAATATCTGTGTTAATGTACGTGCCATTTATATTATTTCTTTTCCTGTTCTTATATCAGGGTTATCAATTATTAAATCAATATCTAAATCAAGTTCTATTGGTGATCCTGTTTCTTGAAGTCCATTTGTTACATCCGTTGCTTGATCGATTCCATGAAATATATATTCCATCTTAAAATCATATACATTTGTATGATCTAGATCTTGTTCTAAAGCTTGACGTTGTAATGCGGATGCACCAGCGGGCCTGAAATAATTCAAGCATTTATGTACATCATTTTGAAAATCATAGAAATCTAAATTTTCAAGTACTATGTTTCCATTGTATTTAATTCCACCATTGCTCATATCAAGAGCTTCAAAACCCAAATGCAGCCGCATCACAAAATCAATAGAGCTTACTCCCTGTCCTAAAGAAATGGAATTCAGAGTATTAAACTCTATAAACACACAAGGGAAATCAAAAGCTATTTCCTCCTCCATTCTATCAAATTGATTCCTCCACTCCTGACATGTTTTTAAGTAAGGAATGTCTGTAAACAATTTAAGCTGCACCGCTCTATGTACGTCTTTTATAAATGATGCCATTATGGTTTCATTATTTCATTTACTTTGTTCTTAATCAATTTCACTATTATACCGTCTAGTTTTTTTGATTTACCCATGAACTGGCGTTTAGTCATTATAAATCCTTTACCTCTTCCCGTTTTCAATCCGTAATTATGAACTGCTGAATACTTTAAATCACTAGTAATAAGTATCTTTTTCATAGTAGCAGTTTTTACTCGGATACTATTTCTTAGTGTATTACTACCATTAGCCTTGCCTATTAAAACTCCCCTTCCCGGATCGGTATTACATTTCCTTTTTTTCCATTTCTTAAGACCACTATCAGTAAAACCCTGATTTCGAAAGCTATCTTGGAAAAAGTTCTTTGCTGTTTCACCTACAAGCACTGGTAGGCTTCTTTGCAACGACTTTAATCCTCTGATCTTCTTAGTTAAGCTTTGTCCTAGTGTCATTTCTTCTTCTTAATTCGTTTTTCGGTCTTGAAATAAGGATGCTCATCGCTGAAAACCACCTTATCAATACCTGGGTTCATCTGAAAAAGCTCTGGAACGTCTGTAGGTGCTTTGAAATTAGATAGATCCGTTTCTTTACCATCAGACAATTGCTGAACTATACATCTACACTTCCACCCATTCATAGGCATATACTTTTTCCAAAAAGCATCGTCCACCCTTCTAATAATGCCATCCAGTGCCTTATGTGATGGTCGAACTCTTCCATCACCAACCGTTTGATACTTCAAATAAGGGAGTGTTTCCTTCTTATCTTCTATATCAACCCAATAAGCCGCATTCCTTGACTGCCCTACAGCTACTCCGTACTCTGTATTTAAATACGTTACGTTGTAATCATTATATTTAGCAAGAGCCTTTTTCTTAAAATCATTGAATGGAACAACTTCTCCATCCTCAACTAAAAAGCTCATCAATTCTTCAACCTGAGAGATCGTTTTAGCCTGAGAGAACACCGAAATATTCTCATTTAAAGCAGTGATCATCTCTTCATATGGAGTTCCTAACTCAAAATCAGAAACAGCACCACCAAACCCTTGCACTACTCCTTTCAGGAGATAATTCAACGTCTTATCTAAGATATTTTTAGGTAGCTTCTTTAAATTGATAACTCCTGAATATATCTTTTGTATTAAATCCTCTCCTTCTTTCTCTGTGAATGGGTTTTCCGCCTCATTCACTATATCCATATCCCCTAAAGCACTATATATTTCCTTTATTTGCTCAGATGTATTCGATATTGTATTGTTCATCTGATTGGTTGCTAGCTTTTTTTGGCCCCCATCTCCAAAGGGTTGATTGTTAGATGGTTGCACTTCTAATTTCTTTAATGGAATACCGAATTTCTCAGTTACCCAGTTCTCAGTATCCTCATTAATATCGAATTTGCCCGTGTTTATAAAATTAGTTGAGATAGTAGCTAATTGAAGTAAGGATAGTTTTTCTGAATGGTCGAACTTAAAGTAAAGACCTTTTAACTTGAACCCTATCTTGATCATATTAGGGATCAACTGATCGTTTACTAAAAACTCCAGCATACGCATATCAATGCGCGTAACGTCATTTAAAACGTTCTCATGTACTTCTGCTTGTGATAAAGAACTCCCGTCTTCTGTGGTCATCGTTTGACCTAATACGAGCTTTGAAATTTCTTTATTACATATATCAATAAGCGTTAAATATATTTGATGTCCATCGGCGTTTCCTGTTTCGATAAATTCTATAGTAGAATCTAAGTCAAGGACAATACCAGCAGATTGACCCATTCTTACAATATCTCTTTCTAAGATACGTCTGGTTTTCTCATCAGTCTTAGGTGATTTTATTACCTTAATAGGCATCCCGAACACCTCAGCACGCTCAGCCATAGCGTTAAGTGCATTACGTTTCATAATCACGTAAGGAGCTGCTTTATTTAAAAGTCCAAGATCGCATTTATCACCAGCGCACACATGCCAAGTAGCAAAAGGCTCTTTCGTATAGTCAAATCCTTCAGTTTCCCATAGATCCTCAGTTATAACACCAAATTCAGGTTTTACAAATACTCGTGGATATAGTTCAACACAAGAAAACTTATCATCTATTACGTCATTAAATTCTATTAGCGAATACCCCCAGAATACAGATTCTATAGCATATCTAAGAAAAGTATAAAACCACTGGCTCTCAAAAAGCATAGTAGATTTGATATCTTCTTTCCCGTTTTCATCTACTATCTTAAATTCATTCCCAATAACTTTATTGATTCTAGCATTCATTACACCTGTTAAGTGAGCATCTAGAAGTATTTCTGGGTATAAATTATTATATAGTGAGGATCGGTCTTTATTATCACCTACAGCGGATGTATATGCATTTCTCCATCTTTTTATATCGATGCTAGAAGTATAGATACGATTATATATTTGTAGCGTATTGAACCCATCAGATGGATTTTTTTTACTATCTACATAGTTTTTCTGCTCAGCTGCTTTAGGCCTATCCTTAGATAAATTATGTATTTGCTTTCTTTTATTACCCATTTCTAATACATATTTACTTTTTTAGGCTCGCTGCGAATTCTATTAATATATTGAGGCACTACTTTTTCTGGTAGGTCCGCATTTAAAATACCATGAGCTACATCGGTAAGCCATTTAATAGCACTTGTTTTCTCAGGGTCTCCGTCTCCATTGTAACGCATTCTTCTTAGCTGAGGAATGTTGCTAGGGCTTATTCTAGAATGAAAATGATATAAGGCAATATCAATCAAAACCTGTTTTATTTGATGATTACGATTATCACCTTCTACCCAACTGTTTGTATCAGTAGGCAATGCATTATTAAAAGTGGATGGATAAATTTCCCAAGCAGTAGGCGAATCAAGTACTATTGGGTAATTCCTCCAATACCCGTGCGGAAAATACCCGTCATACGATGTATCATAAAAATATGAATCCCAAGAAGGGTAGTATACCCTGTTAGGGGTAACATTTATTGAAGGGCTTGTTGCTCTGAATAAAGAATAATAATAAAAAACTATATTATTTTCTAAATAACTTTTAGAAGGGTCGTATTTAGGAGCACCTTGTTTTACTGAATAAATAGTATCGTTTTTATACTGTGGTATCCA